GAAAAAGGAAACTATGTTCATTCAGATGTTAGAAGGTTTGCATAAATCCGAAGCTGAAGTTCTTTGTCATGTAAAAGACAAAGTTCTACATCAAAAATATAAAGGTCTATCCGACAATGTTGTGAAAACAGCATTTGGTTGGGAAGATAATTATTGGTTACCTAATGGTAATATTATCTAAATTTGACTTGACTTTAAGTCAAAATAGTGGTATAACTATAAACATGAATTGATTAGATTCGTAATGGTTATATTATGGTTCGTGCGATATTGACAGTTTGCAAAGGTGTTACCTCTCACTCTCTCAAATCAACACCTTGGAACGAATATCGCATAGGTGAACGCTTTGATAAGACATTGACTACTGTAAACAGTAATGCTTAATGCAGAAAAGCGAATCACCACTAAAGGGGGTAGTGCAAAACTACCCCCTTTTTCTTCTTCTAAACCCTTGATTTATAAGGGAAAAAAATAATACTTGACATTACCCCCATTTTAGTGTAAAATGATAATATAATTGAGAAGAAAGAGAGATAAAAGTATGAATTTTGTGAGTGCAAGTGGTGGTAAAAAGCATCAGAGAGATATTGCTATAACAACCATCCATCAAATGATTGCAGAATTACTTCCTAGATTTAGAACTCTTGATATTGAAGTTGTTTTCAGAACATTCAAGAAAGAAGAAGGTGCAGTTGGTTTCTGTGGAATGACAGATGACAATCGTACTTTTGAAATAGAGGTTGATACTAAGATGGGTATTAATGAATTAGTTACCACTATCTGTCATGAGATGGTTCATGTCAAACAGTATGCAAGAAATGAAATGACTGACGAATGTGTTCAGTACGGTGCAGCTACTTGGAAGGGTAGAAAAGTAAATCCAAAAACTACTTACTACAATCTTCCTTGGGAGAAAGAAGCATACAGATTGCAAGATGGTCTTGCATTACAAGTTTGGGAAAGTGGTGAGATTTAACTTGACTTTGTTATCAAAACATGGTATAGTGATTCTATAAGATGAAAAAAGAGAGGTTATTATGAAAATTACAGCAGAACAATTTGTCGAGTCACTCGCAAGAATGTCAGATGCAGAAAAACAAAAAGCTGCAAATCTTCTTGTGAACAAGTGGTTTCACTTGACACAATCATTCACTGGTATGGTTGACGCAGAATTGCAAGACCAACATATCAATGAACAAGCAGAAGCGTTTGAGATACAACGAGCTGCTGAAGTTGGAACTAAATTATTTTAATGGAGAGAGAAATGGAAAAAGTTGCAGTAATTCATACAGCATTTGAAGACGCACCATCAACTGTTGCGTTTGTAGATGTTGATGAAAATTTGTCATTGTCAGAAAAACTTGAGTATGCATATCGTTGGACTAACAATGTTATGGGTTCTTGGAGTAGAACTGATATGGAAGACAACGGTGATTACAATCCTGCCGTTACTAGGGTTGCACCATTGCATGAAAATGGAATGGGTTTAAGGTCAACTTCAATGGGTGACCAAATGTTAGTTGGTAACAAAAAGTATGTTGTTGCTATGATGGGATTTGAAACTTTAGAAGGAGAAAAAGTATGACAGTAAAAGCAAAAGGTAGACCATCTACTACTATAATAGATTTAGATGGTTCTCAAGGAAACGCTTTTGTTCTCTTGGGTCATGCAAGTGCTACTATGAAAAAAAGTGGTATGGACAAAGAGACACAAGATAGAATCGTTAATGAGATGAAATCTGGTGACTATATAAACTTACTGAGAACTTTTGAGAAGTATTTCGGTAGTGTGTATACACTTCAAACATCTAATCCAGAATATCTGGATGCATTTATGGTAGAAAAAAGTGCTTAAAGAACTTTTAACAACCTTTGTTATATCCGCTTCTGCTATGGAAGGGGATGTAACACTTAAAGGTGCTACAGATTACCTTGATAGACAAGCAGTCTGTTTAGCAAATAATATGTATCATGAAGCTCGTAGTCAAGGACTCGCTGGACAACTTGCAGTTTCGTTAGTTGTTTTAAATCGTGTGAAAGATGATAGGTATCCAAATACAATTTGTGAAGTTGTACACCAAGGCCCTATCAGAGAATCATGGAAGACTAAAGGTAAGAATGTTCCAGACAGTGAAAGAACATATTATCCGATTCGTCACCGTTGCCAATTTAGCTGGTACTGTGATGGTAAAGATGATACACCACATGAACCAACAACCTACAGTGCATTGTATGAAATGGCTGCAGATTTAGTTTATGGTGACATAACTGTTGTTGATATAACTGAAGGTGCAACACATTACCATGCAGATTATGTATTCCCTGCTTGGAGAAAAACCAAGACAAGGACAATTGAAATTGAAGACCATATATTTTATAGGTGGGAAAAATGATGTTAAGAGGTTATGCGAAAAAATATGAAATCCACAATGGAGTTGGATATACATATCAATTTGAAAATGGATACGGTGCATCTGTGGTAAAACACGATTCATCTTATGGTGGGAAACAAGGTCTGTATGAGATTGCAGTACTTGACTCCACTGGAGATTTATGTTATAGTACTCCTATTACTGATGATGTAATCGGTTTTGCAACTGAGGACAAAGTATTGGATACACTACAAAGGATTAAATTGTTATGAATTTCTTTTATCTAGATGAAGACCCATTCAAGTCTATTGAATACCATTGTGACAAACACATAGTCAAGATGCCTACAGAGTACAAACAGATGTTGTGTACTGCACATAGAGTTCTTGATGGTGAAATGTATATTGATAGAACTAAGAATGGTGCAAGGATTAAAAGGTGGAAACACCCAGACCGAAAGATGAATAAACATCTGTATCTTGCTGGTCATGTAAATCATCCAACTAACATATGGGTGCGAATGTGTCGTGAGAACTATATGTTAATGTTTACTTACTACAAGTTGATTTGTGATGAGTATACATATAGGTATGGGAAAGAACATGGTGCAAAAGACTATTGGTGGATGTTACGAGAACCACCAAAGAATATGCCGTCTAGTGTAATGGGTCATACGCCTGTTCCACAAGCTATGAAACAATTCCCAGAATGTATGGTAGAAGATGATACTGTACAAGCGTATCGTAATTTTTATACTGTTGCAAAGAGAAGTTTTGCGACTTGGAAAGAAAGAGGTAAACCGTCATGGTACGAAAACATGACCCAGAACCCCAACGCTACTATGATTGGATGCTCTGGAAACTAAGGCAAGAAGACATGAGTGAACAAGATGACCCAATGGATGATGTAACTGCAATAGGTAGGTTAAGTGGTTGGATTGAAAAACCACACCTATCAAAAGAAGAGTTACTCATGCGAGATATTGCAGAAATGCAATCCCAAAACCATAAACTTATGATAAGAGTGAAGGAGTTGGGAGAAGAGATAAATAGACTAAAAGAGAAACTAAATGCCGACTTATAATTTTAAAAACAATGAAACTGGTGAAGAATTTGAAGAGTTTTTTACTATGTCTGGTCGAGAAGACTATCTAAAAGAGAATCCTCATATTCATCAAATGCCTTCAATGTTTGCAATGTCAGGCGGAACTGGTGATAGAATTAAGAATGATAATGGTTGGAAAGAACAAATGTCTAGGATTGCAGAGGCAAACCCAGGCAGTCCAGTCGCAGATAGGTATGGTAAAGAATCTACCAAGAGTGCAAAAACCAGACAAGTTTTAAAGAAACACGGAGTGATTGATTAATGGCAAAAAAACAAGATGTAAAAATTGATGACTTAGTAACTGTTAAACCAATTACTGATAATCAAAAAGTTGCCTTTGAGGCGTTTAAAAAAGACAATAAAGAATTATTTCTTCATGGAGCTGCTGGAACTGGAAAGACTTTTATTTCTTTGTACCTTGCACTTGAGAAAGTATTAGACCCAAGTACACCATACCAATGTGTATATCTAATTCGTAGTGCAGTACCTACAAGAGAAATCGGTTTCTTGCCTGGAGATGAAGAAGACAAAACTGCATTGTATCAGATACCATATCAGAACATGGTGCAGTTTATGTTTGAACAACCTAGTGATACAGCATTTACAATGTTGTATGACAGACTGAAAGCACAAGGTTCAGTTATGTTTTTGACAACATCATACTTGCGAGGTATTACATTAGATAATGCAATCATTATAGTTGATGAGTGTCAAAATCTTAACTTCCATGAGTTAGATACAATTATGACTCGTGTAGGTCAAGATAGTAAGATTATTTTCTCTGGTGATTTCTTCCAATCTGATTTAGTTAAAAATGCAGATAAAGACGGTATGCCTAGATTCCTAGACATTATTGGTGATATGGAAGAGTTTGCATCTGTAGAATTTAATATCGGCGATATTGTTCGTTCTGGTTTGGTACGAAGTTATCTAATCAGTAAAACAAAGAAAGGAGTTGAACAGTAATGGCAAAAATGTTTTCAACTACTTCAGCGCACGAACCTATTAAGAAGGGAACTTCAATGGGCAAGAAACCAATTACGTCTACAATGAACAAACAGAAAAGACGTAGTTACAAAAAATACAGAGGACAAGGTAAATGATAAACAAAGAATATCAACATTGTTTAAAGATGATTCTACATCACGAAGGCGGATATGTAAATCACCCCAGCGACCCAGGCGGCGAAACTAACTTAGGCGTGACTAAGAAAGTTTATGATGCATACTGTGAAAAAAATGGTCTAAGACCAAAAGATATGAAAAGTTTAGAGGTATCAGATGTTGCACCTATCTACAAAACTGAATATTGGGATAGAGTAAAAGGTGATTCACTTCACCCAGCGCTTGCACTTTGCATTTTCGATTTTGGAGTAAATGCTGGAACTGGACGAGCTGCTAAATTTATTCAAAAGATTGTTGGTACAACAGTTGATGGTGGTATCGGCCCTAACTCTCTTAAAATGATTGATGCATATGTTGAAAAACATGGTATTGATAAAACAGTTATAATCTATCAAGCCGATAGACAGAAGTATTATGAGAAGTTAAAACACTTCAAAACTTTTGGTCGTGGTTGGACAAGAAGAGTTACAGAGACTACAGAAGAAGCATTAAAATTGACTTGACAAGTGTGTTAAGTTGTGGTATTATATTATAATTAAATCGTGAGGATATATTATGTTTACACACAAGCCTGTAGAGATTACAGAACTCTCTACTAAAACCGTTAATCGCAAGCGTTTCTACGAAACTCCAGAAGGTAAACTTTATCCTTCTATCACTACCGTTTTATCAAGACGTAAAATGGAAGGTCTTCTGGAGTGGAGAAAGAAAGTTGGTGATGACGTTGCAAACTATGTTGCAAGAACAGCAGCCGCAAGGGGTACGAAAGTACACCATATGTGCGAAGACTTTCTAAACAATAACTTTGATGAAGAAGTTCACAAGAAGAACTTTCTCCCATACACTTTGTTTGGACAACTTAAACCACACTTACAAGACAAAGTAGATAATATTATGTCTCAAGAATGTGGTTTATACTCTGATAAATATATGGTAGCAGGAAGAGTTGATTGTATCGGTGAATACAACGGTATACCTTCCATCATTGATTTCAAAACTTCTACAAGAGAACGAAATGATGATTGGAACGAATCCTACTACATTCAAGCATCTGCATATGCAGAAATGTTTGAAGAAAGAACTGGAATCGAAATCAATCAGATTGTAATTCTAGTTGTAACAGAAGACGGAATCGTTCAAGAGTTTATCAAGACCAAACAAGACTACTTACCACTACTAGTAGAAGCGATTGACGATTTCACTACGCATTGGGAAAAAGAAAATGAGACAACTACTTAGTGCATTGGTTTTATCACTTGTTATGAGTACAAGTGCATATGCATCTACTATGAGTTACAACTCGCAAAAACCAGTAAGTTGTACTACCACCGAAAAGATGAAAGACCTTGTTGGTGGTAAATACCTTGAACTACCATACATGAGTGGAGATGGACTTGCACCAGCGATTGATGGACAACAGTTTATTAAAACACAAGTGATTGTTGCTATCAATCTAGAAACTAAAACTTTTAGTGTTGTAGAGATTATAAATGACAATCTTGCTTGTATTATTGCTAGTGGGAATAACTTTAGATTCAATAAAATGCCTCAAGCAGACAAAACTAAAATCTCATGGGAGAATTAAATGTACGAGTATAAATGTAAAATTGTCAGAATAGTTGACGGAGACACAGTTGATGTAGACATTGACTTGGGTTTCGGAGTTTGGTTGCGAAAACAACGTATCCGAATGTACGGAATTGATACACCAGAATCTAGAACATCTGATAAGATTGAAAAGGTATATGGAAAAGCCGCAACTGCATTTCTAACTAAATGGACAAATGCTGGTGACCTTACTTTGAAAACATTCAAAGATGGTAAGGGTAAGTATGGACGTATTCTTGGAGAACTTTGGTATGGTGGTGAACACAATATCAACCAACTCCTAGTAGACAACCATCATGCAGTACGTTATCATGGTCAATCTAAAGATGATATTGCAGAAGAACATCTTGCAAATAGAGAAAAATTAAACTTGACAATCGAAGAGTAATCTGGTATAAATAGAACATAGTTTGATGATACGAATCAAAGGACGGGCAGGACGAGGGTGCGATACCCTCCACCTCCACCATAACTAAACCTCTACTGAGGGGGTGAAATAGGTTCGACTGACGTAGATAGAGGAGAGTAGAACTATCGGATGACTGCGTTATTGGTCAAAAACTACAAATGCAAACGATAACTTTGCGCCCGTAGATTACGCTCTAGCAGCGTAATTGTACTGAGTTTCGGTGGTGTACTTGGAAACAGAAACACCACCACTTAATTATGGAGTTTATTATGTATCGTGTGACTGGATATTTTAAAGACAAGAAAGTTGTAAGAGCATTTATTGATTTGTATGATGCAATAGATTTTAGAGATTCCGTGGATGCACATTATCCACTAAAAGTAACATTTGAAAAGGTGATAGATATGCGAGAATTTATATATGATAGTTGGAATGGTGTTATGAATATGGATAGGAATCCATTGAGACATATCCCAGATTTAAGTACAAGACACATGGTTTTACAAATACTTGCATGGATGTGGTGCATTGTATTTTCTTTTTATGTTGGTAGTATTGTTGCATTTGGTATTAGTGCAATCGCTCACATCCTTTTACTTGCAGCTATTGTTATTACAGTAGGTACATTTGAAACTGCAAAACGTAGACCAACCTTTTTTAGTGATTTCCCCACATCTACACCTAGTCGTGCAAGAAGTATGTTCTTTAATGGTAAAAGAATTAAGTTAGACCCTATGGATAAGGGTGGTGAACATGAATAATTATTGTACAACAAAAGGACTAGGTTGGGCGTTTCTAATCATTACTTTTTTTATTGTGGTGTTTCCTTGGGGAGTAACATATGCGTCAGTTGGTCATAATGATTATGCAAGATATTGTAAAATGACACCACTATTACCTTGCTTTGGAATAGAGAAACAAGAATGACCCAGATAAATTTCAAACCTATTTTTCCTAGTCCTTTAGGGTATGTCAACTTTGGTAATGCAAACAAAGATTTGAATAAACAGTTGATAAAGGATATGGAACAAGAAAGAAAAGAACATAATGATGGTGGTTCTCGTACATTCAGAAAGAATGATGCATCATGGCAATCACTTGGATTAATGGAAGATAGGTGGGAAAGTTTTGCTACACTTAAAGAACATATACGAGATGCTTGTATACCTATTTTGAAACATAGTGGTATATCCGATACGGTTGCACCGTTTGTAAATATTGCAAATTTGTGGGGTAATATCATATTAAGTGCTGGTGGTTTTTCTAAACCACATATACATGGAAGTGGTAATACATTATGGAGTGGAGTTTATTATCCGAAAGGTGTGGAAAAAGTTGATGACCTAGATAATTTTGATGAAGAAAAAACTATTCTTAATGGGTGGGTAAAAAAAGATGGTATACTAATATTATTTGACCCATCTTATACTCTTAAAACTGTAATAGCAACAGAATACGATAGTAGAGAATTTTATGGTAGTGATGTATCAATTATTCCTAGAGAGTCTTTGCTTATTTTATTTCCAACATGGATGATGCATATGGTTACACCCTTGACAACGAATGAAAAAAGGTATAGTATATCCTTTGCAATTGATAAACCAAAATGAGGAACTAATGGAAGAAATAGAAGAAAAATTAATGACACCTAAAAAGTTCTCTATTGCAATAGAGAAGGTAGTTAGTGAATCTGGTGTAACTTATATGGATGCATTGTTAGATTACTGCGAGAAGTATCAATTAGAACCAGAGATGATTAAACCCTTGATAACTAAATCTTTGAAAGAAAAGGTTGAGGTAGATGCGAGAAACCTTAACTATCTTCCAAAGGTTGCAACATTACCGATATAACATGGAAGCATTTGAAGCGTATAAAATATATCATGCATTAAAGTTACACTTTAACAGTGACTATGATTACACAAAGTATCATGGAAAAGCAAAAGTCACTGTTGATTCGTATCTTAAAAGAAAAGATAGACCATTTTTTGCTAAGGTAGCACGAAAGTATATTACACCAGATAATGTTACTAAGTTCTTTATTTCTAACTTTATCAAAGACCCTAAAGCTTGGGTTGGTAACTTTC